GATACTGAGTGGATTGTAACTGGCATCCATCATGTTTTGTCCGCCGCCGCTTACAGTGGGGATTCTACGCTGGTGCATTTCGTTCTTGATGCGTTCCACAAACTGCATGGCCAAGTGGCTGGGCATATTGCCCACGTCAATCTTGAAGATGCGTCGTTCAGGAGCACGACTCACACGATAGATAAGAATTGAGTCTTCTAGCAGTTCCTTCTGTTTGAACACTTTGTAAATGTTTTCCAAGATGCTTTTGCCAAATGGCCAAAACACATCCAAGCCTTCGTTCAAGCTCATGTGCACCACGTGCTTGGCATCCAAGCAAACTTCGTTCATGGCCTGCATGAAACGACTGTTGCCCACACCACCTCCAGTGCCGCCATTGGGCATGGTGTAGTTGGCAGAACCAGACACTGAGCCTGTCACAGGATTGGTCATGTAGTCTGTGGTAGTCTTGGCTGCCACAGTCATATTTTGAAAGTTAGGGTTGATGTCGCGAATCACATACTGCTCAGGACGTTTGCCTTCTGATTCGTTCACAATCACACGAGCCACTTTGGTCATGTCCACCCACATCATTTCAAATGTTTCTGGATCACGTACAAAGATTTGATCTCCGTATTTCACAGTATTACGGAACAGTTTGAATATACGTTGATCCAGTTTGTTCAGCTTGACCCACTGTTGCAACTGCTTGCGGATGATGTCAATCTCGTGATCGGTGGGAGTGTCTGAATATTTTACTTCAAACGGTGTGCCGTTTTGTTCGTTTAGCTGTGTGGAGAACTCAGAAATAATGTCCAAACAAGCATTGATCTCCGAGTCCATGTCCATGTTTTCGTACTGATTATAACGTTCAATACGATTGGGGTGACCCGAGTATACTTCTGGCAGGCGGCTGGCATAGTTACGATAAACCATGTCTGCAGGGTAGTTGTCTGTGCCGTTGTTCTTGCCGTACTGCGGATATCCATCAGCATAGCGGCCGGAGATGGGTCCTAATTGTCCAGTGGTATCAGCCACTTTGAAATATTTTTTCCAGCCGGGGGATTGTTTTTCTGCCATAGTAAGTTATTTACCGTGATTACATGGAAGTTTGCAGTATTCGTTCTTGTATACTGGTGCTGTCTTTTTGCGATCTAACTAGCTCTTGCATTAAACTTAACAACTCAAAATTTTGTTGTCTGCTGGCTTTGAGCTCGTCAACAATTTCTGTTGTGGACATTGATGCAGGAGACATTGATCCTTTGTCGGCTTGATCTGTAAATGCCTTGGCCATGCCGTCAAACATTGCCTTGACATCGGGCATTTCTAGTTTGATAGGTATGTTGCCGTTGTCCAAAGGTATCATGGCTTCTGGACCTTTTTCAGCAACCATGGCAATTTGCGGAGTCATAGCAAGTCCGCCGTCAGCATAACCAGGAATCTGTGCATGTATATGCCCAGCAGTGGCTTTTGAACTAGGGAAATTGTACTCGTCTATTACTACACTAGCACCCATGTTTTTAAGATACTTCTCAATTTCTTGGCCTTGTTCTATACTAGGTGGTTGTGATAACGCAAAGTCCATGGCGTTACCACTGGTATGGCTACTGCTTGGTGATTTTTCCTGGTGGAACTTGTCGTTGAATCCTGAAAAATATGCAAAATTAGGCAGATTGGCTTGCACCTGTTTGGCTATGTCAATTATCTTAGGATTAATTTTGCTGCCTTGTTCATGTACATCGCCTTCTTTGATGGTGAGTCCATCTAGATCTCCTTCTCCTGTTTTGGTAGGTCTTCCAGTCGTTGGAGGCGCTACTGACTTGGGTGCTGACGCTTGTTGTTTTGCAAGGTCTGCTTTGGCGGCGTCACGCATGCCACCTTTGTTGGCTCTGAGATCACGTTCTTTTTGTTGGGCAGACAAATAATCTCCCCTGGCTTTTTCTTGATGCGGTAACATACCAATGCCCATTTTTTGTGTAATGGTAGCAGTAGCAAATGCTTTGTCGTATGCGGCTTCTTTAAGTTTGATTTCATCATCGGCACGTTTTAGTACTTCTGCATCAAGTTTAGCGTTTGTTTCTTGTTTGATTATTACTGCTTTTTCTTGGTTTAACAGATCAATTTTTTCTTGATAGAACTTGGCTTCATGATCGGCCCTTGCTTTTTCTTCGGGAGTTTTTGCTGATTTTTGTGCGGCTTGTGCTTCTTTGAGTTTTGATTCTGCAGTTCCAATTTCTTGTTGCTTTACTGCACTCTTGTCTTCTTTGGTGCCAAGTCCAAGAATGTTTAATAACTTGTTAACTCCTGTGGTCAACGTTTCAAATGCTGTGGTCAAACTGCTGGTCACATTGCCCAGTTTGTTGGTAAGACTCAATGCATTGTCAATGCCTTTGAACACAGCATCTTCCATGCGTTTGTTGAGTTCTTGCTGTTGCTTGATATTTTTAGCATACTGCTCAGTTATCTTGTCCGCTGCCTTACCACCTTCTATACCTTGCATTTTCTGATCAGCTGTGATTTTTTTCATCATCTCAGCTTTGTCTTGTTCAGCAAAGATGCCCATTTGTTGTGATTGTGCATAGTCTAGAGAGAAATCGTTTAGTGCTCCTAACTGCGCTGTCATATTCATGTCTGTAGAAAACTGTTTAGCTGCTCTGCCAATGTTAGTAACTGCTTGGTACTGATCAATTTGACTAGCTTGCAACATTTGGCTACTGCGCATTAGCTCTCCTTGTGTACCTATCATGCCTTTCTGTGCTGCCTCGGTTCCTAAGAATCCTGTTTGGATATCACGAAACCCTTGCGCCAAATCTTTACTTTGGCTAGCAATTAGTATATTGGCTTTCTCCATTTGATCAGCTGCATTAATCTGTTGCTGATCTCCAGATGCTCGCATTGCATCTAGCTTGGCTCGGAAACGTTGCTCACTACGAGCGGCTTCCATTTGATCTTCCATTTCTTTGCGCGATGTTCCAGTCAACTTGGTTAACGCATCTTGTTCAATCAGATAACGTTTGGCGCCTTCTGCCAACTGGTCTGTGGTCATTCGCTGAGCTGCACCGATACGTGTCTGAAGTTTCAAATAACCCATTGATCCTTCGTTGATCATTTCTTGAGATATACCAGCCGCAATCAAACCCTTGCGATAGGGCTCCATGGCTTCACCCATGTCTTCAAACTGTTTACGTCCTGCATACACCGATCCAGATAACAATGCTAGATCTTTCGAATTCTGTCCTATTAGACCTATGTACCCGTCTAATTCGTTCATGCTCAGGCCAAGTTTTTTAGCGCCATTGTACACGCCGGTCATGCCATCGCTGGCAGCGGCGCCAGACTTAGCCAGTCCTGAGTAACCTTTGTACAGTTTATCAGCCATGTCGTTGGCTGCTTTAACATATTCAGCTGTAGCTGTTACAGCCGCAGTTAATCCTGCAATAAACAACTTGAGCAGTGGTCCTCCAGGAATCATCAGAGTTAATGCAATGCCGGCTGCTTGCGCAGCCTTGGTTAGTCCATCAATACTGTCGTTAAACGCCGCGGCACCTTTTTTACCTTCGTACATGGCTTTGCCGGCTGCCGCACCTGCACCAGCTAGAGAAGTCAGTCCTTCGCCCAAACTGGCCAGACCTTTGGTGGCGTTGTTGATGCCTGTTTTGTTTTTCATTTCAGCATCAAACTTGTCGTCAGCAGTTTGCTTGGTTATCCTGCCGTAGTAGGCCATTTCTCGATTTACATCTTCGAGTATTCGAGCTAGTTCTTCCATCTGTGCATTTGTGTCGGCCATGGTGTTTTACCTATAAGTAGAAGTATATTTATAGGTGCAAAATGACCCAAACTGCTAACCCTTTACGTCAATTTTTTAGACAACCAGCAATTTACTTGAGACTGCCAAGCAATGGAAATTTCTGGCCCAAGGACTCAATAGATTTTCCGGCCAATATGGAATTGCCAGTTTTGCCCATGACTGCCATTGACGAAATCACATATCGTACCCCAGATGCACTGTTCAACGGACAAGCCGTGGTTTCTGTTATCGAAAGTTGTGTGCCAAACATCAAAGACGCATGGAAAACTCCCAGTATCGATATCAACGCTATTTTGGTTGCTCTTAGAATTGCCAGCTACGGACATGAACTAGAAATAACATCTACTTGTCCAAAATGCGCCGAGCCCGGAGACTTTAATCTTGATTTGAGAACAGTACTTGATCAAATCAAATCTCCAGACTTTGCAGAAAGTATCAAGCACGGGGATTTAGAAATATTTTTCAAACCCATGGACTATGCCGAACAACATAACACCAACCATGAACAGTGGCAGGAACAACGATTGATCCAGATGATCCCCAGTTCAGACTTGCCTGATGACGAGAAAATTGCCAAACTCAACGAGGCATTGCAAAAACTCACCAAACTCACTGTGAATGCACTGAAGCACAGTATTGCCTGTATCAAAACACCCAAAGCCATGGTAACTGAAACAGAATTTATTTCTGAATTTTTAAGCAACTGTGATAGAA